CACCAACTATCCAAAATAAAAGTTTATCAAATTTATCGTTTATCTTTTCTACATCTTGATGCAAATGAAAAATATGATTTGACTTCAAATTTGTAATTGATTTTTTTAGACCTTCTATATGACCATAGATACTTATTAAATGTTCAGAAGTATTTTTTGGTCTTTTAGTCATTAGCTTTGAACTACTTTCTCTAGTATTAATTCAAACCCAGCACTAACTGATGATGTTGCACTAGCTTTAGCAACTAATTCTAAATCTGTCTTTTCTGTAAATTTAACAGGAACAGCATAATTCTTTTCTATAAATCCACCTCTTGTAGTTATAAATGCTCTTGTGTTCCAAACATTACCATTGTCTATTTCTTTTGAAATAAATCTAATTTCATTTTCTAAATCTTTAGAACTACCTAAATCTATTTGCATTAAATAAGCATTATAGTTTCTAGGGATTGTATAAACACACATCAAAGTTTGACCATAACCAACACGAATTTGAGCAACAGTTGTAGTTGATACTGTTATTGTAATTGTTCCAACATTTGTATTTCCTGTATTAGCAGTTATCATTACTGCTCTAAATACTCTGATAAAATTAATTGTTCCAGCACTTCCACCAATAGTCAAAGTTTCTTCTGCAAAATCATAATTAGAATCTAAACCAAATATTTTAACTGTTCCTGTATTGTCATCTGTATCTGATGAAGTTGCAGTAGCAGTACCAGAAGAAGATGGATAAGTATAAGTATTGTTTCCGTCCCATACTGTTTCAAATGCACCACTTCCCACAGCAGTATTTAATCCAAATTTATGAACACCACTAAAATTACCAACATTACCTCTTTGAATAGATAATCCTATTGGTGAAAATGTGTTATCGAATAAACTCATTTCTTTTTACCTTTTTTCTTCTTCTTCTTTTTCTTCATTGGTCGTTTATTAATAAACTCACTTAAAGTTTTTGTTGTTGTATATCCGTTCATTACTTTTTCTTCTTCTTTTTAGTCATCATTTTAGATTTCTTTTTAGGTGGTCTTCCTTTTTTACTTCCGTAAGTTCCTTTTCCCATTGGCATAATAAACTCCTATTTGTTTGCGTTTCTCATTGTACTAGCCAAACTCTCACATCTTTTTGTGGTTTGTTTGTGCCAATTACTGTCTATCATTTCTTCACTAGCTTTTAAATAGTTTTTTTCTCTTAATGCTTCCCACATCTTTTTGAATTTCATAACTCTAGGTTTGCCTAATTGAAAACACATTTCAACAATTACACCAAATACAATATGATTATGTTCTATTCCTCTTAATAATTCTCTAGCTGAATCTACTGCTATTTTAAAATCATTATCAAAAACTTCTTCAAGAACTTCTTTAGGATAAGCAACACCCTCAACAAAATTATCAGAGGGTAATAAAAGATGACCATAACCAATAGTAGAAAAACCCAAGCTATCGGAATAGACAGTATCCCTAAACCCTTCATGTTCTTTAATTCGCTGCTTAATTTCTTCCATATGTTATTCTTCCAATGTTTTACAACATTCAGAAATTTAATCATCTAAACTCCTTATGGTTTAGTTGGAAATTCTACTGCTTGTATTTGTTCTAATGTTGTTAGATTATTTGTAATATCTCTTAATGATTGTCTATAAGTTGTCATATCAGCAGAAAGTGTATTGTCAGATAATGCAAGATAATCTGTAGCAGTTAAAAGACTATTTCTTTTTTGTCTTAAATCTGCGATTGCTCTATCAAATGCACCATTAGCATAAGCTAATTCTTCAGCATCTCTTTGTGCTTCTTCTTCTGCTGTAAAAGGAACTATGTTCCCATTTATATTGTGATGTCTTGTCATATCTTTTTATACTCCATTGTTAATTGTTAAGCAATACCATAAAGGCAAATATCTCCAGCATCTATATTTCCTGAACTCATTTGAAATCTAATTCCATCTACAGCACTTGTTGTGTTTCCGTAGCCAGCAATATATCCATTAGTTGAATAGTCTGCTGAAGCAGCAGAATTAGTAACTGAAATAAAATGTTTTACAAATGTTGTAGATGATGGATTAAATAAATGTAAATAACCACTTAATTGTTGGTCATTGTCATTTCCAATTTCTTCTACTAAAGGTTGGTTTGAAGTAGATTGAGCCAAATCTCTATTTGTTCTATATGATAAATTTTCTCCAGAAGATTCACTATGATATGCTCTAAAAAATGTACTTGTTTTAGTAACATTATAATTACTGCCAGAATCTGTACTTAAATTAAATTCAAATTGAACAGCATTATTAGCTGGGTGAATATCTTTAAATGTAAATACATATTCCTTATAAGTATCATCTAGCACCACACCATCAGTACCATCAACAAAAGATAAAGTAGCAGATGAACTAGCTGTTAGCTTTTTAATAAATACCATGCTTCCACCAGCATTTACTGTTCCATTATCAAATATTGTTGAACCATTACTAATTAAACCCATGAGAAAACTCCTTTATTCATTATGCCACTCCATATAATTTTATTATTCCATCATCTATGTTGCCTGATGACATTTGAAATCTAATAGCATTAACGGCAGATGTAGTATTAAAATAACCACCAACAAAATTAGGAAATGAATAATCTCCAGCGTTAGAGTTATGAGATACTGCTATAAAGTGTTTAACATAAGTAGTAGAGCTAGGTGCAAACAAATGTAAATAACCTGAACTAGATTGGTCATTATCATTACCTATAAAATGTCCTAATTTTTGAAAAGATGTACTTTGTGCTAAATCTAAATCTGTTCTATATTGCAAAGCCGTAGCACTATCTGACTCAGCGTGCTGTGCCTCAAAAAAAGTAGTAGTTTTTGTAACATTATAATTACTTCCACTATCTGTTGAGCCATTAAAATCAAAACTAGCTTGGTTTGTCTCTGGGTGAATATTATAAAACTTAAATACATAGCTGTCATAAGTAGAATCTATGCCAGATGTAAAAGATATTGTAGCACTTGCACTTGCAGTTTGAGTTGAAAGTAATGTTAAACTTCCAGATGGTACTGCTGCGTCTAAAGCACCATTGTCTATTAATGTTGTTCCACCTGATACTACTGCCATGATTAACTATCCTTTATTCCGTAGAGTTTAATTTTTCCATCAAAGTTTCCACTACTTATTTTAAACTGGACTGCGTTCACAGCACTTGTAGTGTTTCCATATCCTGCTACAAACCATAGTCTACAATCAGATTGTGCAGAACTGCTATTACAATTTGAAATAAAATGTTTGACGTATGTAGTTGAACTAGGATTAAATAAAGTAATAGAACCAGAACAAGACTCATCTGATTCATTTCCTGTATTTTCTGCAAGAAATGCAAAATCAGTTGATTGTGCTTGGTCGTAACTAGATAAATATCCAAAAAGAGTTTCGCTATCATTTTCACTATGAAAAGAATGAAACATAGTTGTGGTTTTTGTTACATTGTAATTAGAACCACTATCTGTACTCATATTAAAAGTAAATGCACCATTATCTGTTGCTGGATTAATATTAATAAACTCAAACTTATAAATAAGATATGTGCTATCCAAGACTACTCCATCAGTTCCATGTACGAATGACAATGTTGCTGAACTACTAGCAGTAATTTCTTTTATTAAAACTTTAGAACCTAAACCAACTGAAAAAGCACCATTGTCTATTATGGTTGTGCCACTAGAGATAAAAGCCATGTTTAAATCTCCTCTAGTTTAAACTTATATTTCTTGCCTGATTTGTTATTAACAATGAATAAATCTTCAGCACCCTCTTGAATAGTCCAATTACCTTTTGTGCCATCTACAGAGTTACCTTCTTCTTTAGCTTCGTTAGATAAATGTAAATCTCCTGTGTATATGTTTCTCCATACAAAAGATGTTGCACCTAAATCATAAGTATCAGTTGTTGATGGTATAATTGATTCTCCTACTGCACTTAAACTTACTGAAACATCTCCAAAAGATAAATTTCCAGAACCATCAGTTACTAATGCTTGACCATTAGTTCCATCTGCTGTTGGGTGTGATAAACCATCTAAAATAACTTTACCTGTTCCATCAGGAGTGATTGAGATATTACCATCTGAAACTGAAACGATTGAATTACCATTTACATCTAAGCTACCACCTAATTGTGGAGTTGTGTCATTTACTAAATCTGTTGCTACTGTTGAGTCTAACCAATTAACTGTGTTAGCTGTGTAGTCTAATTGTGCTAAAGAAATATCATCAGCACCATCATAGAATTTTAAAGTAGGTGTAGTTGCTGAAGTTGTATCTAGCCAAACAGTTCCAGCAACTGCTGAACTTGGTCTTGATGTACCTGAATTAGATGTATTAACAGCTTCTAAAACATTATTTAAGTCTGTTCTAAATGCTGGAAAGCCCTGATTTGCTATGTCGTAATCGTGTTGTGCCATAAGTTCTTATACTCCTTTTAAAATCCTTTTGCAAGGTAATCAAATTGACGAGATATTATAGTATCAGAAGAATTTTTAAAAGTAATATCAAAACCATTTACAGTTTTATTTTCTACTGTGAAATAATCTCCTGAAACCATATTTTCTCCTGTAATTCCTACTGCATAATTAACAGAAAAGAATGGATTTGTAAATATTACTGTATATGTTTCAACACCAGAAATTAGATCATTTCCACTAAATATTCTATCTATCATATCTACAGTTACAGATAATTCAGATACAACAGGTGTTGAAGATAAATCATCAGACTCCAATAAAACTCTAAATTTAAAATAACGAGATTTGTATTCGCCTATTACAAAATTTCTAAATCCTGTATAAGCTACATTATTATCTGAAGTTGCTATTTGAAGTATTGCTCTACAGTTTGATGGTGTATCTCCATCAAAGTTAGATTTTTGGTCATCAAAATTACCACTTTTACTATCAAAGACATCATCAAGATTATCAGCACTTTGTTTAATATTTGCTGTTAATCTAACAGTATAAATTCCACCTACATCTATTGGTGTTCCAAAGTTGTAAGTTCCTGATGCAAATAAATCTTGTGAACCAGCACCAGAGTCAAACAATCTATCTGGGTAATCATCAAATAAACCAGAACCACTATCAAAAAGTTCTGATGAGTTTAATCTTAATGTGTTATCTGAAACAACTAAATTAGTATCAAATCCATCATCAAAATTTCCAGTTTGATCATCAAAATTACCCTCAGCAGAATCAAAGAAATTATTTCCATTAAAATCAGGGTGTTCAGTTTGTGTTACAACTGCATTAAAGTTTAATACTCCAGCAACATTAGAAACTACTGCTGTAGCATTTGAACTAAAGTTTCCTAATTTATCTACAGCTTTAATTAGATAAGTACCTATCCTTGCTTGAATAGAAATTGAAGTAGCTGGTCTTGATACTTTTTCAATTAAAGAAACTGAATTTAACCAATCTCCACCAACAACATCTTGTGAAAATCTTATTTGATAATATGCGAGATCGAGGTCGCTAATCTGTTTCCATGATAAGTGAGCCTCTTGTCCAACTACATTACAAGAAAAATCCTGAACATCTTCTGGTGGCTCAATAGCACCAATTATTGTTCTCTGTGCTGATACATAAGTTGATGAAACTCCTAAACTATTTACAGCTTTTACTCTTACATCATAAACACTTTGGTCAATTACATTTAAGACTCTGTGATTTAATCCTGAACCTTGTGCATAAATAATATAATCTGAATCTGTGCTTAACTTGTATTCTACTTGGTAGTAATCAACAAAGTTATCTGGACTTGCACCAATAGTAACATCTAAAGCTACAATTACAGTTCCATCATTATATTCAATTAGTGTATCATCTAGTGTAACACTTGCTGGTGGTTGGATAGTAAATGGATTAGGTAAGTTAGTAGTTGGTACTGTTGTTGCTTGTACTTTTGTTGCCCAAGTATAATGACTATCTTGATGTTCTACTAAAGTTAAAGATACTGTAAAATCTTGATTGAATGT